TCTGCGCTGATCCCGATGGTGCGAGTCTCGCCGACCTCCGCAAGGTCAAGCGGGGCGAACGTGGCCACGATCTCAACGTCACAGCGGAACCGGATCGCGTATGCCTTGCGCTGCGCTGCCATGGTGTCTCCCTCTGTCGTTTGCTTGCTGGGATGACTTAACCACACATCGCGCGTCGCGCGCAACGGTCCTACTAGTTTCAGTAGGTTCTCCCGGAGGTTTCCCCGCATGCCGCAGCCTGGTGATTTGGGCCTAGTTCCCATCCCGGGACTGCCCGGCAAGCTCGTTAACGCAGGTCAGACGCTCATAGGCTGTCGCAGCCGCTACCAGCACGCGTTTCTAGTGCTGCCTGATGGCATGGTCGCTGAGGCTCAGCCTGGTGGCGTTGTAACCCGTCCGCTGTCTGACTACGCGGGTGCGGGTGCCGCATACAGTGCCTTTCCGCTGACGGATTCCCAGCGGGGAATTATCGTCGGTTACGCCAATGCGAATGTGCGTATGCACACGCCCTATTCGTGGGTCGATTACGTCGCGCTAGGGCTTTATCGCTGGCACATGCCCAGCGCACTACTGCGCGAATACGTACATGATTCCGGCCACATGATTTGCTCTCAGCTAGTGGCATCCGCCTATTACTGGGCCGGATTCCCGCTGACTAGCAGGCATCCTCAGGATGTGGCACCCGGTGACCTTGCCCAATTGATTGGTGCCCACTAATGCCCCGTAAGCCATGCCTAGAGTGCGGTGTGCTGCACAGCAATAGCTCACGCTGTGATGCGTGCGAGTCTAAGTGGCAGAGCGCCAACAACCGCAGGCGTGGCAGTAGCACAGCGCGTGGCTATGACGCTAAGTGGCGGAGGCTGGCCGCTGTATATCTACAGCAGTACCGGATGCAACACGGTGACTGGTGTCAGGGATACCGAGTGCCTGCCCACCTGAGCAGTGATCTAACGGTTGACCACATTGTGCCTAAGGCTGCTGGTGGTAAGGCTGAGCTATCCAATATGGGTGTGCTGTGTCGAGGCTGCAACGGCCGCAAGCGTGACCACTGACAGAGTGACCGGCTGTGATCATGCCTAGTGCTACTGCCTGCTACCGCTGAGCGTTGCTCATCACTGACTGTCACATTGTGAGGGTACCGGGGGGTAGTACAAAGTGGACATGCATGCGCCACGGAGACCCTGCCCCCATGACCCCGTACATTTTCGCGAAATTGGGACCGGGGGGTCTTGACCAAATCGGACATGGGGGAGTGACGCACTGTGAGCGGTCGCAATCCCGTGCCCGTAGAGCGCAAGCGCAAGCTAGGTAACCCTGGTCGCCGAGAGTTGCCGGACGCCATTCATGACGTTTCACCGGCCACGCCCGGCATTCCCCCGACGCTGGGCCCTGCGGGTGTCAGCATGTGGGAGCGCGTTGCCGCTGGTGCCGTTTGGCTCGCTGAGTCCGATAAGCCAACCCTTGAGCTTCTGTGCGAAAAGGTCGACCGTCGCGCGGACTTCCTAGAGCGGCTGGCAGATACCGATCCTGTCCTATTCACGGATAAGGGATACGCGTACGCCAATCCGCTGGTAGGGATGCTTTCCACCATCGAAACGGAAATTGCAAAGCTATTCAGCGCGCTGGGGCTTACGCCTAGCGATCGAACGCGTATGGGTCTGGCGGAAGTCAAGGCGCGTAATGCGTTCGAGGAAATGATGGCGAGGAAGCGGGGCGAGTAGCCGTGAGGTCTGGATTCATATTCTGGTCAAGCGGCGCGCTGATCGTCTGGGCACTCACGCTGTGGTTTGAGAATCTTGGGTGGTACGCGTGACCGCCCCGCTGTATCTCACGCACGTTGACCCTGAGGAAATCGCCCGGGGCGACGGAGCGGATTTCCATTATTTCGCCGAGAATCTGCTAAAGGTCACCAAAGACTCAGTGGGTGGTTCCGCAGGCGCTCCCATGGTGCTCCGCGACTGGCAGCAAGGCATGACGGGCCGACTACTCGCCCGGAAGTCTAACGGGCGCTTGCGCCATCGCCAGGCCCTTATAGGGGTGCCCCGTAAGAACGGCAAGAGTGCCCTAGGCGCTGGTATCGCGCTGTACGGGCTTGCCTTTGGTCCTGCGGGTGGCGAGGTATTCTCCTGCGCTGCTGATAAGGAGCAAGCGCGGATTGTTTTCGGCACGGCTCGCAAAATGATTGAGCTTGAGCCGAGTTTTTCCGGTGCATTCAAGGTTTATCGGGATGCTATCGAATTGCCGGCCACGGGCAGTGTTTACCGCGTATTGAGCGCTGAGGCATTCACTAAAGAGGGCCTAAATCCGCACCTAGTGCTATTCGATGAGGTTCACGCGCAGCCTAATCGTGAGTTGTGGGACGTTATGGCGCTTGCCACGGGCGCACGGCTTGAGCCGCTGATGGTTGGTATTACAACCGCTGGGGTCAAGTCGGATAGCTCTGGTGGCGACAGCCTGTGCTATGGGATGTATCAGTATGGCCAGCGCGTAGCATCCGGCGAAATTGACGACCCTAGCTTTTATTTCGAGTGGTGGGGAATGCCGGAAGGCTCTGACCACCGTGACCCTGACATGTGGCGCATGGCCAATCCTGGTTTTGGCGACATTGTGTCTGAGGATGACTTTCACTCCGCTGTGCTTCGGACCCCTGAGGCTGAGTTCCGCACTAAGCGCGGTAACCAGTGGGTCAGCACCGCGCAGGCATGGCTACCGACCGGCGCATGGGATTCCGTCGCTGCCCCGGATATTGAGATTCCGGCGGGCGCTGACGTGGTGCTCGGTTTCGATGGCTCATTCAACAACGACAGCACCGCGCTAGTGGCCGTTTGGACCCCTGAGGGTGACCGGCTTCCGCATGTGGACGTTGTTGCCGCCTGGGAAAAGCCGCAAGGCTCTGCCAATGGTTGGGCCGTGCCCATCATCGACGTTGAGGACGAAATCCGGCAGGCTTGCCGACGCTGGCAAGTGCGGGAAATCGTCTGCGACCCGTACCGCTGGGCCCGCACATATCAGATTCTCGAAGATGAGGGCCTGCCGGTAGTTGAGTTCCCGCAGTCCCCAGGGCGCATGATTCCCGCAACCGCCCGGTTTTATGAGGCGGTACTAAACAACGGGCTTACGCACAGCGGAGACGCGCGTCTGTCGCGCCACCTGTCCAATTGCGTAATCCGCACGGATTCTCGCGGTTCCCGGCTGTCTAAGGACTCTAAGGGTTCTCCCCGAAAGATCGACCTTGCCGTGTCCGCCGTGATGGCGCTTGAGCGCGCGTGCCAGGAATCGGAAGTAGAGCCAATCCCGCAATTTTTCAGTTGGGCCGACCTATAAGGGGTTACCTATGGCCGATGAACCGAAGCGGCCTAGGTGGCAGATCCGCCGTTCGGCCATTTCTGACGTTACTGACGTTGCCGGTATTGGCTGCGTTGTTTGGTCCGCATGGTCGCTGAATTCCACGCTCGGCGAACTAGTGCTAGGGCTTTCGTTTCTGGCCGTGGGTTGGGCGGTTAGCCGGTGAGCATCGTAAGGAACCTACTGAATTCAGTAGGGTCTCAGCGCTTTTACGCACCATCCGGCGGGGGCGATCCCTGGTCGATTCCCACCAATGGGCAGCTTGCGCCGCTGACTGCCGCAGGAATACAGGTCACAGAAGACAGCGCAATGAAGCTAGTTTCTGTGTCGGCGAGTGTCCGGCTGTTGTCGGATGCTGTCGCAGGGCTGCCGTTTGATGCGGTCAAGGCTGATGGCGCTATCCGGCGCACCCTTGAGCCTCCGCCGTCCATCATCTCCGACCCCTTTGGCGGCAACGGCAACTCTCAGCGGCCTACGCGCCGTCAGGGCTTTGTTCAAATGATGGTTTCGCTACTGCTGCGGGGCAACGCGTATGCGCTGATTACCGCGCTGGATTCCCGGGGCCGACCTGCGCGACTGCGCGTGTTGCACCCGGATCGCGTCAAGTGTGAGTTTGATGACGCTGGCCTACGCACGTACGAAATCGACCGGGAACCGGTAGACGCTAGCAGCATCGTTCACCTGATGGGGATGGGATTCCCTGAGTCGCCTACTGGCCTGAGCGTCATTGGGCAGGCTCGCACCGCAATTGGCCTAGGGCTTGCCGCTGAGGAATTCGGCGCGCGCTTCTTCGGCGAGGGTGCGCACATGACCGGTGTAATTGAGGTCGCGGCGGACCTGGACAGGGATCGGGCGCGAACGCTCAAGGAATCGTTTAGCGGTTCTCACAGCGGCCTGCGCAACTCGCACACGGTTGGTGTTCTGAGCGGCGGGGCCACCTGGAAGCCAATTTCCGTCACTCCGGAAGACGCGCAATTCCTCGGTACCCGCATGGCACAAGATCTGAATATCGCCATGCTCTTTGGCATTCCGCCGCACATGCTCGGCCAGACGGATAAGACAACTTCCTGGGGCACGGGCATTGAGCAGCAAGGCTTGGGATTCCTCGCCTACACGCTGTCTGCATGGCTGGGCCGCTTTGAGGATGCATGGTCGGCAATGCTGCCCGCTGCTCAAACGGCGCGATTCAACGTCGATGGCCTGCTACGCACTGACGCTGCCGGACGGTACGCCGTGTATGGCTCTGCGCGCTCTGCGGCGATTCTCACGACTAACGAAATCCGGGCGCTTGAGAACTTCCCGCCCGTTGACGGCGGAGACGACATTGCCGCGCCGCTGAATTCGAATGTGAAGCCACTCAAGGACACCGGGGCGAGCAGCAGCGCGCCTAAGGCAGACGCTCTAGGGGCTGTTTTGTAAATGACTGATTTTTCAATGCGCGGGACGCGGGCCGCTGGTCTGGAAACGCGTCAGCGTTCGTTCCGCGAGGTAGAGCTACGTGCGGGCCCGGATGGTTCCGGGGGTGACTCGCTGACGTTCACGGGTTATGCGTCTGTCTTTGACACGCCGTACTCCGTGCGCGATTGGCTGGGGGAGTACCGCGAGGTAATCCGGCCCGGTTCCTTCTCCCGCACGCTGGCGGATGGCGCTGACGTGCCGTTCAAGATTAACCACGATGGCATGACCCTTGCGCGGACGCGATCGGGGACCATGCAGCTTTCGGAGGATTCAACGGGCCTGCTGGTCGAGGCGCGGCTAGATCCCGCTAACCCGCAGGTGCAGGCACTCCGCAGCGCGATGGAGCGGGGCGACATTGACGAGATGTCGTTCGGATTCACCGTGACGCGTGAGCAATGGTCCCCGGATTACGGGCAGCGCGATATCCAGGAAGTCGACCTAAACAAGGGTGACGTAAGCGCCGTGAATTATGGCGCTAATCCGGCTACGGCCGGTGCTGCCCTGCGTTCCCGCGATATCGCGCAAATGATCCGCGATCATGCGGACCCTGCGGCGCTTATGCGCACGCTCGCTGAGTCTCTGGGTGTTGAAATCCCCGCTCAGCCAACCGCTGTGGAATCTCCCAGCGGCCTTTCCCCTCTTATGCGTCTTCGCATGATTGACGCTTTTTCCTCTCAGGAGAACCTATGAATAAGCGACAGCTAGTCGCTGATCTAATTGCGAAGCGTAATGAGCTGCGTAATGAGGTCGCCGGCCTGGTCGATTCCGCCCGCGCTGACAATGAGCGTGCGCTATCGGACGTTGAGTCTGCGCGTTTCGACGCTGCGGAGACCGAAATTCGGGAGCTTGACGCGCGGGTGCGTGAGCTTGATGAGCAGATCCGGGCGGATGACGCTTCGGCCGAGATGGAAAAGCGCTATGCGCCGTCCGGTGTCCAGGTGGTTTCTGAGCCTGAGATTTACCGGTCTGGTCACAGCGGGCGCAGCTACTTCCGCGACCTACACCTAGGCCGTAACCGTGGCGACCGTGACGCGCTCGACCGCCTGACTCGCAACACTAAGGCGCGGGAGGCTGAGACTCGCGGTATCACCACCGTTAACGGCGCTGGTGGTGAGTTCGTTCCTCCGAAGTGGCTAGAGGACAACTTTGTCCGCCTTGCCCGTCCGGGCCGCGTGACTGCGAACCTGATTCAGAACATGCCGCTTCCTCCGGGTACTGACTCGATCAACATTCCTAAGGTCAGCACCGGTACTGCGGTTGCGGTACAGGGCACGCAGAACACTGCAATTCAGCAGACTGACCTAGCCACCACGTCTATCTCGTCCAGCGTGACGACTATTGCGGGTGGTCAGGTTGTTTCGCTCCAGCTACTTGAGCAGTCGCCGCTAAACATTGATGACGTGGTTCTGTCGGACCTTGCTGCGGCCTATGCCCAGCAGTACAACACTCTAGTCCTGAGTGGTTCGGGTGTTGGCGGTAACCCGACGGGCATTCTGACCCTTGCGGGCACCACCAACATTGACA